CTCAGTGCACCGGCCGGCGAAAAGCGACTGCCGATGAACTACCCGCACCATCGCCAGAACCTCTCGGGCATGGCCCGCGCCGGCCCATAGCGCCGCGTGTGCGCCCCGTGCGGCGGCAACGTGTGCAACAGCAGCCCGCGCCGGGCTACCACCCCCAAATGGACGAGCAAGAAGCGCCAGCGGTCCTCCTGGCGAACCGGAAGCGCCAGCTCGGCAACGTCGAAGGGTCCCTCGTCCCCGATGGCCACGGGGCGCCATTCAGGCCCGCGGTATGTCTCTAGCGCCTCCCGCCGCGCATCGTCAGTTGCCGGCGCGACCATAGCGGGCAGCTCGACACCTAGCTCCCCGAGGTAGACATTCCGCACCAGCTCATAGCAGTCCATCCGATCGTAGGGCACGCCCACGTATTTGACGCACCACGCTGGCACTCGACCGCCGCTCATGCCCAGAGCCCCCGGAATCGGCCGTCGTGCCGCAGGAACGGGAAGGTCTCGCGCGAGAAATTCCACTCCATGCCCAGCCTGCACGCTGCGGTTGCCGCCGTGAATTCAACGTCGTCAATCGCGAATGGCGGCCATGTGCTCTCGATCGCCTGCACGTTGTACGTGTCCGCCGGCCCGCCAAAAGTGATCGGCTCGCCGCCCCACGTCACCTGCTCGCCCTCGAATGTGACGTACTCGCCCTTGGCCAGTCGCGCGACGCGGATATTGCACGTAGGGGTTGCCGCAAGAGGACGCAGCGCCGACGCCACGGCCTGCGACACATTCGAGACCTCTAATGTGATGCCTGGCTGCCGATCCGGCCCGGTTGCGCCGAATGTCACACGCACCGGCCACGGCTGATAGGCGACCCCGCCGTAGGACACGGGCGCCAGATCGTCGGTGAGCCACAGCGTCAGCCCCGGCGTAACGATCTCGACAAGCGCGACGTACGGATCCCGCACGGCCGTCGCGCGTGCCGCGATCTGAGCCGCGGCCGTCACAACACCACCTCTAGCCGCAGATCGAGACGCCAGCGGATACCGCCGGCGACCGGCTGCAGCTGTGGCGGCTCAAGCAGGCGTGCTGTCTTGGCCACGCCCGCCGGCTCCGGCCAGATAAACCAGTCTGCCCCGCCGGCCAAGTCGTCACTGTGAAACGCCGTCCACTCGTCTACCTGCGCACGGGTCAGCCAGTAGGTAGCGGCGACAGTGGCCAGCGCGCTCGAATACCGCCGCCGCGTCTGAGCGACCCCGGCGTCAACCGCGCTGCGCACCACTCCTCTGCCAACCTGCCAGGAGTACCCCTCGGCGAGCGGAAGCTGGGGAAACGGATCGGCCGGCCACGTCGCGGTCATCGCGCCACCGCCCTGTTGAGCCGCGTGCCGGGCGTCGCCACGAGCCCCGCGGCCGTGCGGTCGATCAGGTCCGCAATGTCGATCTGCACCCCGGCATCCGTCTGCGAGACGGCGACACCGGCGCGAGCGTTGTTGTTGACGACAACCGCCACTTGCGTCCGGCCCATGGCCTTCATCTGCCCGCGGGTGAATACGCCCTCGCCGCGCTGCAGGATTGCCGGCACCTCGCCGGCCATGCCGCCCGAGTGGTAGCGCGGTGCCGCGGCGAACACCGCGGCCGGAGCCCGGCGCATCGGGAGCGGGTCCTCGCCGATGATGCCGCCGGTGTGAGCGACCAAGCGATCCGCCCCAGGCCCGCTCATGAAGTTGCCTTGCCCGCTGCCGCCGGCCGTTGTACCGCCACCAACCGCCATGCCCATGGCCCTCTGCAGCGCCATGGCGATCAGCATGCGGACGACCATGCGGTTGATCTCCGCTATGATGGCCTTGGACATGGCGGCGAAGTCCGCCTTGCCGGTCATCGTGAATTCCGTGATGGCATCGGCCATGCCGTCCGCCGCCGTGGCAAACGACCGCTCGGCAATGGCCGCCGCGTCCGTGGCGTCCGATACCCAGTCGGCTACACCGCGCCGCAGCCCGTCGCCGAATTCCCGGCTCTCGTACAGACGACGCCGCTCAGCATCGGCCGCGTCTTGCTGCATCCGGTCGATCGCTGCGTAGTATTGTTGGTCGACGGCATCCAGAGCCCGGCGCTTCTCCGCCTGCCCGAGGATAACGTTCCCGTGCTCGTCCTCGACCCGCGATAGTTCCTCTACCTGCGCAATCTGCCGCGCCCGCGTCTGGTCTAGGGTCTCAAACTCCTGGTTGAGCCGCTCGGCTGCAGAACGGTTGCGATCAACTTCCGAGGCCGCCTCTCGCGTGGCCTTGGCCGCCGCCTCAGTCGCTTCTTTCTGGTCGTAAAGGGCGCCAGCAAGCCGCTCGACCTCCTTGCGTTGTGCCTCAGTCGCGCCCGAGGATAGACGCGACGTTGCTTGGCCGATGTATTGCTGCCGCTCGCCGGCCGCCGCGTCCGTCAACTGCCGCTGCATGTCGGCAATGAGCTTAGCGTTTTGCTCTGCGGCACGCGCGGCCGGGTCGGCGCCTCCACGTTTGATCTTTTTCGCCGCTTCCTCAGCCGCCTTTGCCGCCGCGCGCTGGCGCTCGTCAGCAGCAAGCTTTGGCGCCATGTCCCGGCCGCGCGCCGCAGCCCCTGCCGCGTCAACCGAGTATTTCAGCCGGTCCAGATCGTCCGGCGCGGCGATCTCAGCCACTTGCGACCCGGCAAGCTGATTACCAGCCCCCGCAACCTGCCGCATTACCTGATAGAGCGCGGCGAACCCCGCGGTAAGCGGGTGCAGCCTGGCCAGCGCGCGAGTAAACCACGTGTCGAGGCCAGCGAACGCCGATCCTGCGTCATTCGCGCCGCGCACAAGCGACAGTTGCGCCTCGGCAAGCATAACGTGCGCAGGGATCAACCGGGCTGACAACTCCGCCCACTGCGTATTCATCGCAAGCGTCACTTGATCGAGGCGGTCGCCAGCCTCATCAGCAGCGCGCGCAACGTCACCGCTCAAGACCGCTCCTGAGCGTTCCGCAGCCACGGCGTACCCATCAATGACGCCGCGCCCCTTGGCAATCTCGTCAATCAGCTTCGCGTTTTTGACGCCGAACAGATCAGCCGCGGCGGCCGTTTGCTCCGCCCGCGTGCCGAGCCGCGACATGCCGTCCGCGACGAGGAGCAAGACCTCGTGCGTGTCGCCGGCAACTGCATGAATGTCACGGTATGAAATGCCGAGCCGATCAAACGCCTCGATCGTCTCCTTTGGCGCGTCGGCGCCATCGCGCATCACTTGGCCGATGGCGTCGTTGAGCTTCGTGAGCGCGCGCGTCAGTTGATCGGCATCGACGCCGACCGCGGCAAAGCCGAACTGCAACCCCTGGAAGCGGTCAAACGTCACACCGAGTTGTGCGGCCTGATCTGTCAGCGCGCCAAAGCGGGTAATAGCTTCGCCGGCAGCGCGATACAGCACGCCGACTGTTGCGACGACAGCACCCAGACCAGCCGCAGCCGCCAGCCCCGCCGGCCCCATCGCCGACAGTGCCGACCCGAGCCCGCCAGCGCTGCCCGCGAGCTGATCAATCTGCCCGCGGAGGGTGCTCGTCACGCCGTTGAGCGCCAGCAGCCCCTTGGATGCGGGCGCCGACGCCGCCTCGATCTGCTTAAGGGATTTCTGCCCGGTCTCGCCGACGTCCTTCAGCGCGGCTTTTACTTTGCCGCCGTCAGTGACGCTCAGCCGGATGGCCAGTGATTTTTCAGCCGTCGCCATGGTCCGCCCTTTCCGCCATCGCGGCGGCCATGCCTGTCTCTCCGGCCGGCAAAAGCTCTGCAAGCGCCGCCGCGTCGTATCCGCTAGCAGCGCCTATCTGCAGTAGCGCAGGAAGATCTAGCGCGAACGGGCCGGACGGCCCGGCGCGAAGCTGCAGCTGGCCGCGCTGCAGCACGTCCCACGCCTGCCACCCTTCGTGCGAGCGCGGAGCGTGCTCATCATAGCTGCACGTGCCGTCCGAGACGCAGGCTTTGCCCATCGCGCGACACCCTTTGCAGTAACCCGGCCCGCCGCCGAAGTGCCACTTAGCGAGGGCCGTCAGGCGTTTTTTTCTTCGTCCAACAGCAGCGCCGGCCCGATGTACAGCCGTTCGAACGCCTCCGCCATCGGCCATAGGTCGAATAGCGCGGCGATGCCCTCGGGGCTGATCGGCATCGGGTCGCCCAGTTCGTCGCCGACGCCATCCCAGTCCATGACCGCGAGGCCAGCCAGCGCGGCCACCAGCCGGGCCGACCTGGCCGCCGGATCGCCGCCATCGGCAATCGCGTGCCGCGCCGCCATCATCAGCGCCGTGGTGCACGGCCGGACGTGCACCCGCACGCCGTGGCCAAGGTCGAGCCAGTGAGGCTCGCGCTTAAGCGCCAGGCAGATCATGTCAGTAGCTCGCCACGTCATTTACTAGCGTGACCACGAGCATCGTCTCGCTCACGCTGTCGTAGGCGGCCCGCCAGTCGTAGCTGACCTCGACGCCGCCCGGCCCGCTGATGCCGGCCTTCGCCTTGGGCAAGAACACCCTCGGCAGGTCGAAAGTCAGAGACCACCCGTCAGACGTAGTGAAGCCGTATTCGAGCACGATCGGATCTCCGGATGCCGCGGGGATCTCTAGCCCCACGCCGTCGAACCGCACGGTCATCGCCCCGGAGCACGTGGCGAGCGTCGGGTCCGCCGCTTGGATCTTGCCATCGTCGCGGATGACCCGCACCCGCTCCAGGTTGTTCGAAAACGTCAGGCTGCCGGCCGTGACATTCCCGAGCTGCGACCCCGAGCGCCTGATCGCCCCGCGGCCCTGCGAGAACCGCTGCAGCGTGTAGCGGTCGGGGGTGCCGTCGATCGTCGACGCCGCCGATTCCTCGCCCTGAGCGACCACCGCGATCGTGGCATTCGCCGGCCCCTCCTGGCCCATGTCGAAGCTCAGGCTGTCCATGACGCAGCCGAGGTGCCGGAAGAAAATCGGCGTGGTCAACTGCGGGTGGCCGATCTCGATCGTGTAGCTCGGGATCTCATCGGCGCCGCTCTCCCACACATGGGAATATCCGCCGCCCGTCAAGTGCGCATAGGACGCCGTGCCGTTGCTGGCAGCGCTTGCCACGACAAGCCATGCGTTGCCAGTGGTGCCGGCCGTATCAAACTCAATCTCCAACCGGTCGTCCGTGGTGTTCGCCGTGTACGTGCACTTCGCCACCTGCGTATCGGCCGACGCGTTGAGATTCGAGGCCAGCGCCGTGATAGTGGCGTCCAGGTCAACGCCGATGTTGGTCTGCGCCCCGGTGGCGCCCGATGCCTTGAAAGTCCAGGTCGTGCCGTTCAGGGTGATGGTGCTATCTGCGGCCGGCTGCGCAGAAAAATCAATGTAGCCCGTGGCCTTGACCGTGGTCGTGGTCGGATCGCCGAACAGCGCGGTGAGCCAAAAGCCGATGCCCTGCCGATCGATCGGGATCTCAATCTCACCCTCGTCCGTCACCAGCCCGCGGTAAGGGTCCTGAGCGTTGCGCCCTCGGCCCAAAAGCGGATCGTCGCCAAGGGGCTGTTCGCTTGACAGGGTACACGATTTGAAGTCGAGGCCGGCGTACCCGCTGGTCGGGGCCGTGCCGTACGTCACCTCTGGCACCGCAAGCAGTACCGCGTCCGCGCCGTAAGCTCTTGCCTTGCTCATCGTCTCAGCCTCCTACGCGAGCGCACCGCTCGTCTGGTATTCCACGATCACATTGATCCGCGCGGCCAGCATAGGCGCCGCACCATCGCCGGCAAACGCGTCAACCTCAACGTCGCCGATCGCTAGATACTCGACGAGGCCGCCGAAGCTGTCATCAGTGGACAGCGCCACGTCGATTGCCCGCAGCAAGTCGTCAAGCACACCGCTGTCGTTATCCGGCGCGAACGCCTCGACGTCAATCGCGTGAGAGTAGTATTCCGAGCGCGGGTTAAGCGTCACGTCCGGCTCGCCCGGCGTGCCATCGCGCATGATGACCAGCCCTCCGGCCGGCACCACCTGCGGCAGCGCCTCATTGCGCCGCACCGTGGCCCCCGGCACAGCCTGCAGCGCGGCGAACACCGCGGCCAAGACGCGCTCGCGCTTACTTGCCACTGAGCCTATCCCATTCCGCGACAACGGCCGCCGGCAGCGCCGCGAGATGCTTCCGCGCCGGCTCGTCAATGTCGAACCGCTTACGCAACGTCACTTGCGGCACGAGCACAAAGAGCGGCACCGTGGCCACGACCTTGGCCCGCGAGCCCGCGACACGCGCGACCCCGCGCTTTGTGAGCCGGCCGCGATCTAAGACCAAAAGCCCCCCACCACGGCGCCGCGGCACAAACCGCAACTTCATCCCCGTGTTGCGCTCCCAGATTTTCGGTGTCATGTGCTCGCGGCCCGACTTGCCGGCGGCAGGTAGCGGAATGGCCAAGAATCGCCCGCCCTTGGCCCGGATGGTCGCGCCCCGCGCGTGCGCGCCGACAATCTCCGGCGCCTTCGAGTACACCCAGCCGGCCGCATTGATGCTCTGCTGCCCTTGCGGGTACACCTTGCCCCGCCACGTGAAGGCCAGTCGCCGGCTCAGCCCCGCGGACTCTACCCGGCGCCGCAGATCGTCCTTAAGCCCAGTCGTGTGTGTCGTCACCGCGGCCGTAACCGCACGATCGGCATTGCGTGCCTCGCGCGCCATGTACTCCCGCAGATCGCCGACAAGCGCCGCCGCGAGCCTCATGACCGCCTCGCGATAACTGTCTGCGTCAGGCGCATCGCGTCATGAATCGGCGCCGTGTCGAGCAACTCGTAGACCTCACCGTCAATCTCGATCGTGTCGCCCGGCTCAGGTTCGGGCACGTCAGCCACTCGCAGCCGGAAGATGACGGCGCCCGCTGCGATAACCGTCTGCGACCACTCGCGGGTAACATCCGGCATCTCGCGCAGGATCTGCACAGCCGCACCGTCGCCCGCGCCGCCCACCCGATAGGTTGCGGCAATCCCGATGTTGGGATCGGCAAAAAGCGCGTCGTGCATGTCGTCAAAAGCCGTCACAGCCACCCCTTGCCGGCCGTGATGATGATCGGATCACCGGCCGTTGAAGTCGCATCCGCCGCGGCGAT